GCTCGAATGATATCTTCATCACAGTTGATGCGGTCTTCCATATCATGCTTCAATGGCTTTAGGCCTTGATACTGGTCCCAGCCTTTATCTTGTAGTTCATCTAGAGTCATTTCGCCGCGGAAGTATTTACCTTTATCGCGCCGTAGACGATAGTAATCCGCTTCTGCTTTTCGCAGTTGCAGTTTAGTATTCGAGAGAATATTCAAATACTTTGCATGTAATTCTGGTGTTTTTGTGGATTCTCTGCCTAGATTTAACTCATCTATTTTAGAATCGCCTGTCCACATTTCTTGGACTTCTGATAATTTCATAATAAAACCTCAATAGTTATTGAACAAACTTATACATTGTATATTTAAAAGTAACTTGCGCTGTTAAATACTGTGCATTACCATCGCTGATATCAAATTCCAGACCCTGTAAACTTGTGGGGTAACAATCAATGAATTTAATTTCCATTGTTTTATTTAGATCGGAATCTAGAACGACTAATGTTCCATCAGAATAATCACCAGAGCTACTAAAACCTTTTTCGGTTCCGCCTCTGGCCAGTTTAAATTGTTTATACTGATTACGTTCTTCTGGAAAGCCTAGACCAATTAGCCAATCATGTAATTCAATATAGTTCTGAAAGTTTTCTTGCACGATAAACTTTATGGTCAATTCATCATACGTAAGATTGGTACCAGGAACAGTGAAGTCTACCAACGGGTTAGCAATATATGCATTACCAATTGATAGTGCAGGAATCATAGCAGACTGACAAAAGAATGAGACATTAGGAAGCGTGTCAATATTAAACTGAAAACCATTTGGTTTCAGATAATTCAACGTATCAGGCTTGTCTAAAGTTCTTCTTGACATATCTTTCTCCGTCTATTATTTATAACGAAAAAGGGGAGAGCATTTCTGCTCCCCCCAGTTTTTTGCAACCCTTCCTCTAATGGGAAGGTATCGATTACATAAGGTTAGTAACCTTAACGCGACGATAGTATTGGTTACGGTTGGCAGTGAATGTATCAGCGTCAGTTGTGCCGTTCGACTGTGTTACGTATGGGTTAGCAATCATGCCGTAACGTGTCTTGAAGCCAATCTTTGGCTGGAAGCTGTTAGGGTCGATAGCGCGAACCATTTGTAGTGGAACGTATGGGCAGTAGAAGAGACCAGCATCATATGCTGTAGCGCCCTTATAACCAACAACGTAGAACTGGCTAGCAGCGCCTGTGTTAGCTGAGTAAGGATCAACATAAACCTTCTTACCGCTGATTGTACCAACAAATGTGTTGCCAGTATCATCAACATCAAGAGCAGGAGCACCCTGTAGAGCGCGGCCTGTGTCTAGAACACCAGCCATAGCTAGAGCAGCCGCAACATCCGACGAACAGATGATGAAGTTACCTTTACCACGACGGGTATCTTGTGCGATTACGTTAGCGTCACGTTCCATGTTGAACAGAAGACCCTTGAAACGCTCAACGCTCCAACGACCGTTTGAGTCAACGTCAAGATCGAAAGTACCAGCTGTTGCTGTTGAAGCAGCGCCTGGCTTAGCAACCTTGTAGATTGTGCGGATAACTTCGCGGTTGATTTCGTTTAGAATTTCTTGCGAAAGAATGTTCGAAAGTTCTGATTCAGCATCAAGACCGTGAATAGCCTTAAGATCCTGTGCCAGTTCAACTGTGTATTCAGCCTTCAGCGCACGGGTCTTGGCAGTTACAGTTGTCTTTTCGATGCTGAATGCCATTTCACCGAAAGCGCCGTCGCCTTCTCCGCCTTCGCCGAGACGTTCTGCATCAGCAGTAGCCAAGCCAGTACCTGTGGTGTAAGAACCGTCAACTGGGTTCGAGCCAGCGTGAGTACCTGTACCAGAGAAGTCTGTATCGGCTTCGTTGAAGAGAGCTTCTGTGCCAGCTTGTGTGGAGTAGTTTGACTTCATTGCGAAGATCAAACCAGTTGGGCCAGTCATTGGCTGAACGCCAGCAACGTCATATGCCATTAGGTTAGGAAGAGCGCGACGAACGAGCGAGATGAGAATTGGATCATAACGGTCGATGTTTGAAGCACCTGAACCAGCAATGTTATTTGCTGAAGCATCTTCGAAAAGTGCAGATTTTTCTTCGCGTAGGGCCTTTTCTTGGTTTTCAAGAACGACGGCTGTAACTGCGCGACGGTAGTTGTCTTTAATCGAGCCTAGGCCGTCGTGATTAAGAACAGGTTCCCACTTCTTTTGTAGTTGTTCTGAAAGAAACATTTAGTTTTCTCCTTGTGTGTCAATATCTTTTATTTATAAAAAATTACTTTTGAGCAGCAATCTTATCCAGTGCTTGGACATACTTACTGACTGTCGATTCGTCTAAAACTTCAACACCTTCATCTTCTAGTTTGTCTTCCACAATGGTCGACTTAGAAGCAGGGAAATAATTTTCCTTGATGACGTTTAGCTTTTCTTCAAAGATGTCTGCGTTCTCGAATTCTACATCAGCTACCAACGACTTAAACTTTTCAGCATCGGTCTTTGCAAGATCTTCAGAAACGACGGTGAATACACCGTCTTTCATAAGGGCTACATTGTTATTGTGCAGTTCTACATTTGCAGAAATTTGTTCGTCCAACTTAGCAGATACTTCTTCTAGTTGGGCTTGCATTTCACCAAGCACATCATATTTCTCTTCGGGAACATCAATATAATGTTCTGCGAACAGGTTCTTCATGCCGTTGATGAATGATTCCGCGATATCGGTGCGAAGACCATTTTCAACAGCAAGTGCGTTATCTTCAACCCACTTTTCAATTACATAGTTAAGATAAGAATCGACCTTCTCGGTCAAGTCGGCCTTGAACTCTTCCATCAATTCTGCGGCTTCTGAAATGAGGCCTTCTTCGATGTTTTGAATTTGATTGGCTACACGGGCAGTTACCATCGCTTCAAACAGCGACGATGCTTTACCACGGAATTCTTCTGATAGTTCTTCGTTACCATCAAAGAGAGTAGCAAGATCAGTAGTGAAATCTTCTTCGATCATTTCGCCATCTTCCTCTGTTTCTTCTTGATGAACATTACCTCTTGACGATGCCATGTTTACAACCGAAGTTGGGTCACTATGGGTCGTAAAGTTAGGTGCATTACCTGCACCGCCCTGAGAAAGTGTAGCCTGATTGCTGGAAACTGGAGCAGCTTCCTTAGCACCCGGATTATCAGTTTCTTCATCACGCTCACTAGAAATAGTAGCATCTTGTGAATCGCCTTGGCGAGGTTGAGTTTGATCACCTGCAACCTTAGCTGGGATGGATGTATCCTTACCGCCGGCAGCGCCTAGTTTGCCAGCAGCAGGTGCGTCTTCGGAAGAACCCTGTTTAGGGTTAGTTGCATCACCTGCAACCTTCTCATCTAGAACTTCCTCGGATAGTTGCTTCTTAGTTAGCAACTCTCTGATTTTGTTTTCTACACTCATTTGCGTCTCCTAAATGGATTTTTATATTCTATTTATAAAAATATTACTTTGAAGAAAGATGACGCAAGAAACGTTCAAAGACTTGGATCTTTGCTTCTTCGAGTTGTTTCTTACTTGCTTTCTTAATATACTTCTTAGACATATCGCAATGCTGTTCGGTCCAAACACCATTCACAACTAGCCATTCTTTATTTTCCATGATACCACGAACAAAGGCATCTGGTGCTGAGGGGTCAGCTACGATATCAGCCGCTGTTGCTAGATGAAAATCATCCTGCACAACTTGAACGCCGTCTCTGTTTTCCTTCAAAGTACCGAGGCCTCTTGACGAAACGCCAAGTTGACCGCCAGACTCAATTAGACCACGAGCGATATTGCCCATTGGTGTTTCTGTTAGTTTCGCTTTACCAATCCAGTTATCACCATCTTGGCGAAGTTCTGTAATGATATGCGATACTCTATCTAGATTGATTGATGGACCATCTGGATGTCCTAATTCACCAAAGGCTCTATTGTTCTCAACTGCTTCCTTCATGTAACGATTGATTTCTTTACCCATGATGTCTCCTGGGTACATACGGCCGTTACGATTTTTAATGTTGGACTGCAGGAAAACACCCTCAATATAGAGAGTCTTCTTACCTTCTTTTTCTTCTGTGATATAACGAACTTGTTCGTTGACTTCGGTAATAAGTTTCATTAGCCTAGGTCTCCTTGATCTTGATGTTGCTGTGGACCATAACCGGAAACCTTGGCAAGTTCTAGAACTACTGCGCCAGTACCAGAAGAAAAGTCAACTACAATATCTGAGCCATTTTCTTCATTGTCAGACCAGCCCAAGAATTCCATCTTGCCTGTACCAGAAAGATAATATAGAACTTCACTGTCTCTAGTAACCGTGGCGGTATCTCCATCTGACATTCCCCAATGAATGGTACGAATGTTTACTTTAGGTGAAGACTGTGTTTCAGATGTCTTCTTTAGGTCGGTAGCAAGGGCAATAGTGGCAGACCCGGTCCCGCGCACTTTGACCACGCCGTGAACTTGTGTTAACTTTAGTACCGTTTTCGTTGCCATTTACTATTCCCTTTACTTATTTCTTCTTGCCGCGAAGAAGTTTAAAATCGTGGCCGTCTACTTTACCATTCTTATTGGCGTCAATCTTATGTTGATCACCCTTTAGTTCTTCGTCAGTCTGTTCGACTTCTTCGTTGGCTTTCTTAGCCCTCTTGGCCATCTCAATTGTTTTGAGCGCACGCATAGAACCCATCATGTCTTTGTTCATCTTGGCAAAAGACTGTGGTTTCTTTAACGAGCTAGATTTACCATCTGCACTAGTATTATAATCTCTTTCGTGCTTTCCTTTTAGGTAACGATTCGCCATATCAGAAGAGATTTCATCGATTGTTTCGACTTCTTCGTTCGACAACTTGGCAGCAATAGCCATCTGACGGCGCTTCTCGTCGCTCTTACCCTTGAATTGAGGAGCATCGGAGTCCTTGAAGTCCTTGATAACATCACCCATCTTGGCTTTCGCCATGTTGATGCGCTCTTGAAGTTGTTTATAGGTCTTCATCGGTGTCCTCTATTTCTTCTAAATCGCCATGGTCATTTTCGTCGGTTACTTCGTAGTGATCGAAATCTTCGACATCATTATCTTCTGGCGTATCGTTATAAATTCCCGCTGCCATATCTTGTCGCATTTGATCTAATTGTTCGCCTGCTTTAAGGTCCATAATATCATTAAAAACTTGTTCGGCATCTGCAAAGGTGCCGCTTTCAATGTTATTTATTAAGTCACTAATGTTACTGTTGTCCATCATCTTGTCCTTGGTTTTGCTGTTGAACCTCTGCTGGAGGTTCGCCTTCTAGTGGTGAATAGTCGGGCGGCGAAACTTCAGGAGGACTTGCATCATTTTGCTTCTTAATCTCTTCAATTTCGTCGTCGGATAATTTAAGAATTTTATCTTGAACATACTCTCTACTATACATTGTGCCGATAAACGGTGCAACACCTTGAAGAATTTCAACTCTAGACTGTAGAATTTGTTGTTCTTTGGATTCTGTATAGAAAGCATCGGTTGCAAAAACATACTTGATATCATATCTCATCTTTTCCCAATCGGCTTCGGTAATGATACCTTTGAGAATAAGTTGGGTCTTTAGTAGATCATCAAATAGAAGTGTGAAACGACGGCGCAGTTTAGAAATAAACTTTGTAAACTTCCATTCGTCTCTATTGATTTCAGCAGCACGACCAAAGTTAAGGCCAGTTTGCTGTTCAAGTCTTGACATCGGAACGTTCAACGCTTGATATAGTTTGCGCTGGAAGTATTCGATGTCTCCCATTTCGCCTAAACCCTGACCACCTGGTAGAGTTTCAATCTGTGTGCCTCTACCACCTTCGCGGCGCGGCAACCAAAAATCTTCAAGCATTGACATAAACTTTTTATCATCACGTATTTCCCCAGTCTGAGAATCGTAAACAACTTTATTACGATACTGGTTCATGATACCCTTGAGATACTGTTCGGCTTTAATCTTTGGAAGATTGCCAACATCAACGTAGAATACACGGCGCTCTGGCGCTCTCGTGATACGATAGATGACTGCGGCATTTTCCATCATACGCAACTGATTTGCTGGGCGAATAGCCTTATGCAAATAAGATAGCGGCATATTTCTGTCCATGTCCTTCAAGCCAGAAGGAACAAAGCAGATAGAATCTTTTTCGATGCGCATGGTGGCACCGGCGGTAGAAGTGAGTGATGCAGATGGTGTGAACGTTTTGTTTGGAATTAGACCACGTTCATTATAGATAAAGTATTCTTTAATATCTTTAATGAACTCTACACCAGTTTTTGCATCCTTTTCCTTTTGGATCTCTCTCATCTTCTTAATTTTTCTTGGGTCAATATAGCGGATGTCTGCTAGACCCTTCTTTAGATTGGCTGTGTCAACGACTTTATGAAAGAAAAGTCTTCCATCGATGTACCAATGTCTAAAGTAATCTTGGGCTCTTAGATTGAAGTCCAACATATTAAGTAGTAGTTGAAATTCTTCTTGAACCATCTTCTTAATATTCTTAGACAAATCTACTTCATCAAGATCTATCTTTACTGGAGCTTCATCGTCCAGATTTGCAATAGAATCATTTACAATATCATCAATTGCAGTATCGATATCTGCCATCATAGCAATATCACGATACTTACGAATCAATTCTATTTCATTATTTGTGGTGCCATCGATATCGATGTATGTACCATAGTAGCCACCGGCTTTGATAGTTTCTACGCCACCATCGTCCGTTGGCGCCACAAACGATTTCTCAGTTTGTGACGCCGTAGACTTTTCAATTTTATAACCAAATATCTGCATTAAATTATCCTAGTTGGATGGAATTATGCAGTCAGATAATGTGAGTAGTTAAAAGTTACGGTGAACTCTTCAATTACGTCATTCTGACCATACTGTAGACCAATTTCCGACATGTTAATCGGGAAAGCATTATAAAGAACATATGTCATAAGTGGATCGTCATTACGATCTAGATGTTCTACTGACATATCGACTTGATAGTCAATTGGATTTAGAATACCAGTGTTGGCTTCTAGATCATTCATACCATTCATCCACTCTTCGAATGGACGACGAAGTGACATTGCAGTATCGTTAACAACTGTGATTGTGAACGGATCAAAGATGCGCTCACCTGCCAACTTAACTTCGCGGCCGCGGTATTGAATGATTGTTGGGTTTACTGTTGACGCAGGAAGTGCTGCACCTGTAACCAGTAGCGAATATTCTGTATCAGGAACCGAACCTACGAAACCTGGGAATGTTAGAATAACACGAAACTGGTTTGGTCTAGCACCACCAGCCCCTAGTAACCCTTTAAATTTTGAAATATCCATTTATAAATCTCCTATTTCTATTTAGTCGGGTTATTAGGCACCAACTTCTGTGAACGATACTGAGGTGCGAACCGCAACAAAGTTCAACTGGATGAAGTTGATCGAACGTGCTGGCTTGATATAGATATCAGCAACAAATTCGTTGCGATCAATAACTTCACCAGTATTGTTTGTTTCGTCACAAACCACGCGGAAGTCAAAGATGCCACGACGACCACGAACGTCACGTAGGAATGGTTCTACCATCGAACGGAACTGTGCGCGAGTGAAGACATCGTTGAATTCAAAGAGTTGATACTTAGCCGCAGTTGCGATAGCCTTTTGAAGAACGATGAATAGACGGCGAACGTTGATACGGTCAAAAGCACTTGGCTTTGTAAGAAGTGTCTTATCACCATAAAGTAGTGTGCCTTCGCCCGGGAAGGTAACAACTGGGTTAACGCCGCTCTTATACAGAACATCACGTTCTGTTTGATTTGGCGACCAAATCAACTTGACAACATTCTTAATCTGACCACGATTGAAGCCAGCTGGTGACCACCATGCATCATTTGTTTGATCTGTGCGGGCGCAGAGACCAGCCGTATCAGCGTTCAAAGGAACATTGACGTAAGCATCATTATAGCGGTCATATTGGCGTTTCCAACCAGAATCCATAACTGCATATGAAGTATTGCGGTTAATATCAGTTTGACGATATGCTACAACATCGGCCGCTTCTTCACCTGCGTTGTTATAAACATCCTCTAGGGGAGGCGAGAAGAATACCATACAATCTAGGCGGGCAAGTGCCACGCTGTCGATTGCATATTGGACAACTGCTGCGGCATGACCACCGGTTAGGATAAGTGAAATATCTACTGTTTCTTTATTTGCGAATAGTGCGTAACCAGATTGAAGGTTACCAGATGATGGTGCACCATCAACACCAGCACTAAGATTATATACTACTGGGTCAGCTAAAGTGTCAAATTCTGTATCAGCACCTGAACCCCAGTTTGTGCTTGCTGGATGATCCATCCACCACACATATTGTGAGCTATTTAGAACTTCTTTGTAATAGTTATTTGTTCCGTCTGCAATTCTAGCACCCACCATTTTAGATGCAAACGCATAAGTGGCAAGAACAGTACCAGATGAACCAGAAAACTTACCATCTGTATCGACGATTACAATATGTATCTCGTCGTCATCGCTGTTGTTTTCATTGGCGTAGACGCTCGTGCCAGGCGCGGCGTCAAAATATGAAGCATAGTCCCAGCCAGTAAACGAATCGACATCTGCTATGTGAACTGCAAGAGAATTGCCGTAAACACCCGGGTATTTAGCAGCAATTACACCAACCGCTGCTTGGCCACTAGCATAGTTTGCTTCATAGTGGTCTTCATTCTTAATAAGAATAGCGGTTCCGGTCGAAATAGCATTCTTAGCGGTGCTGCCGACTGAACGAACTAGCTGAAGGTTGTTACCATAGCCTAAAAAGTTGGCTGCGGTGAACCAGTCGATTGTATTTTTTGGTAGACCAAAGAACTTTCTAAGATCATTTTCTGATGCTACGGTACGAATTTCTTCTACCGGGCCCCAGTTGAAATCACCCACAAACGCGCCTGCCGAAGTCGATACGGCTGGGATAACGTTTGTTAGATCCTTCTCAGTTACTAGGACTCCTGGCGATAATTGAAAAGCCATATTCTTCTCCTCGTTGTAAACCTGACAATATTAACTTGTCGTTTTATGTTTTTATTTATAAAAATGTAAAAGTTACAGTAGCCAACCCGCTCGTCGAGGTTCTTCATCGTCTTGTGTAACTTTCCAAAGGTCACCATTTGATACAAAATAGTCTTCTTGGTGTCCATTACTTATTGTTCCGAATGGAGTTAGTTCATCCTCGATGCTATCCATTTGATCTTTATACATTTTCTCACGAATATCAACATTTGTCATATCTTTGAAGTATGGATTACTTGTCATCCATGCTAATAGAACGAGACTCATTACAAGGTCATCAAAGTAACCTTCGTCTGCCTGCCAAGATCCCTGTTTTTCAATGAATGTAGAGAACTCGGAAATTGTTTCGGCATCAAATACTAATAATTTTTGTTCTTCAAGTAGAGATTTTAGAGCAAAACAACCCTGTCTCTTTACTTGCTTAGTCATTCTAACACCGCGCTGGGTCTTTGTACCAAAACCGGGTGATAGATATTGCTTTAAAGCGGTCTTTACAGTAGTCAGAATATTATCATACTCTAACTCCATGTGTAGAATATCGGCCACCTGTTGGCCGATATCATTGATTTCAACAAGAATATATGCCTTGTTGTATTCGTTACCCACTTTAGCTACGATGTTAGGAAACAACATCGGAGCAATTTTATTATCACGATACTTAGCAACCAGTCTATATGGCGCTTCGGTAACATCTAACAGTGTGAAAGCAGAATAGTCTCCACCTACACCTCTTGCCGTGTCTACACCCATAGCATAGATGTGGCCGTCGATGGGTTCTTCAAAAATATCCAGACCATCTCGTGTGTGAATAGGATCAATAGAACTCATTGCACCCAAAGTCTTAGCTGAGACAAGAGTGTTGCTTGAACCAAGAAACTCACAAAGAACTTCTTGGTTGAACTTTAGTTCTCCCAGTAAGCGAAGTTGTTCTTCTGCCCATGCTTCGTCTCTACCAGGAATTCTATGATAAGGAATAAACATAGGCACAAAGCCGTTGTTTCCTTTTTCAGCCTCATTCCAGAATTTCCAGAAGTGATTGTAGCCCAGCGGTGTAGAGGTCAGAAGAATCTTAGTTGTCTGACCCGCGGAAATTGTAGGATAAACAGAAGCAAAGAATTGTTCTGCGACGGTGTTTGGAATAATTGCCGCTTCGTCAATGTATAGCCAGTTAACAGACTTACCACGAATACCAGAAGCAGTTGTAGCAGCGGTGAAAATCTTAGAGCCGTTTTCCAGCTCTACGTCACCCTTGTTCCATGTCTTAACACCTTGTTGCATCCATAGCGGCAAGTTTTCATACATACCCTGATAACGAGCCATAACTTCGCGGGCAGCAGCCGTCTTGTTGGCCATGATAGCCACTGTCTTACTGTCTTGAAAGAGAGTATACCAAAGAATACATGCCGCAGAAGTAATAGTCTTACCCTGCTGGCGACCTTCCATGAGAATTGCTTTACGATTCCCCAGAATATGTTTTACTTTTTCTTTCTGACAATCATACAACTTAAACAACTGGAGTCCATAATCCAGTGTAACAATCATACAGTAATTTTCAATGAAGTAAATAGGATCTTCCTGGCATTTTTCGATTTCTGCCAGTTGTTCAAATGTAAAGTTGTGCTTATGACCGATCGGCTTTAAGTTAATATTACCGTGGTACGAGGATTCCTCACTCATGATCTATTACTTTAGCTCTCTCTGCTTTCAAGGCTTTGAGTAAATCAGATGTAGAACCAGAAAAGATGATATTGTTTTGAGTATCAATGCTCTGTTTCTTGGGTTCTTCTTCTCGTAGTCTCTTTTTCTTGGACTGCAAATCAAGAAGGTCTTTTGCAGCATCGCCCGTTGTTTTAATCAACTGGCCGACAACTTCATATGCGCGAGGACTATCACTTGCAAGAGCGACATTCAACATACCTTCGAGTGCTTGTTGGCTGGTACCAATCAAATCGTTTAGTTTTTTTCTTGCGACAAGATAGTCATCTTCGATATCATCACCCGTAGATATGATTTCTGGTACCAAAGGTTTCTCAACTACAGTTGGTACTTGGTCTTTTTGGTTAAGAACTTCGTCCATGTGAGTGCCAAAGATGGCATCTAATTTGTCGTATTGGTTACTCGAATGATTCATCAAATTGCTCCACATAACTCCAATCATCAAGATACGAAGCATCTTCAGGTGTGTATGTCACTTGGTATTTAACTTTTTCTAAATTACCCTCTTTGGGATCAAGATTGGCATATGTATTGGCGATTGCAGTTTTAATATAACCCTGCATATCAACTGGACCATAGAAATTCAATCCAAGATTGAAGGTTAAATTCCATACAATCGATTGTCTTTGCGTGAACTCGCCTTCGTAATTATCTTCAAATGAAACATTTTCAAGAATAATTTGCAAGTCTCTTTTAATTCCCATTTCAGGAATATCAGTGATAGTCACATTGAAATCAGGATTAAAAAATGGTAAAATTTGTTCAATGATTTGAAGGCCGTCATCCTGGTTCTTCGTTATAATGAACAAAGATATTGCCAAAGTATATGGTGTGCTAGTGTATTGAACTCTTACTTTATCAGGATCATCACCAACACCAACTGCTATATTTTTAGTAAGAATATTTAATTTCTGTTGTGGGTTATATTGAAGACCAGTAATCTCGAACCCAATTCTAGGTAATGTGATTGCAACCGACGCAGGATCATTTCCAGGTACCGCAGCAACTCTTGCTAGAAACTTATCTTTAGGTCCGTATGCGAGAGGCACTCGAATGGACTGAGCCACTTCACCTGCAGAGTTTTTACGCTCTACGGTTAGCTGATTGAATATCGTTCCAAAGGCAATAATAGCTTTACGAATGTGCTGGTGATAGAAGTGTTGTTTCAAAAACATTATGTTATCGTCCTTACTTGAACTTCACCGAATGGATTAAACGCGGTAAAATCTAGGAACTCTGCCGCCGCATCTTCAAAATCATTAGTCTGATCCAGAGGATCAACGTTTGATGTGCCACTTTCTTGTAAGATGATGGAGTCGCTGGTATTTGATAGAACATAATCACCAGACTGCATGATAAGTTGCCAATCATAAAGGTCTTGAGTTAGACCATCGGTAATACCATCGATTTCTTCAAGACCAGTATCAATGGTTTCAGAACTAAATTCGAATACCTGACATGACATTTTATATGTATAAATTTTTCCCAACTGGTAGAAAGGATTTAGAAAGTCCACATAGTTGATTTGAAAGAATGTCTTTGTCTTAGGAAAGAACAGTAAATCGCCTTCTGCTGGACGCTCTGGCAACTGCAAATTTTCTGCATTTCTACCAACAGATTCTTCCCAGCGGCGTCTCGCAACAACAAACGTTGCGGTCGATCTAAACTCAAAGCCAAACTTTGTTAGTAACTCACCTTGACCTTCGAAGCCTTCTGTGTTTTCAAGATACATTTCCAATGGATATGCTTGGGTAAAATATGATAGCGCATCTTCATATAGAATTTCGTCTTTGTTTGCTATCGTTCTTGGAAGATAGTAGACATCATGTCCATAAATCTTCATACTTTCGATAACAAGGTCCTCCAACAAACGTTGTTCGTTTGTTGTACCCGATGTATTTCCTGATTGAAAGTAGAAGTTAGTTGGCATGATATTAGCCCACCATAAAATCGACTGGCAGTTCCGAACTTAGCTGCATGTCTCGTTGTATCATTCTAATTTCCTCGACGGCTTCATCATAGACCTGCTGGCCATTCATGACGATACCACCGGGCAATTGCATACCACCAAATTTTTTCATGTTGTCTCCCCACTGCTTTTTAATCAAAGCCGTGGCATACTCTTTTAAGAATCTATCGTCATAGACTTGAGTGAATGTATTTGGGTCAACAATTCGATAGCATTCAACGATGATAAAATCACCTGGTTCAAATACATCTTTCCAATTACAGTGAATTTCTAGCTTATCGGTCTTACGATTGTATGCAAATGATCTATCGCCAACCAGAAGCATATCTAACATTGACAAGTATTGTTTCATCTGAGTGAAATAAATCATGTCCGCAGATAATAGGTTATACATATCATTCATACGGAACTGATAGATAACGTCAAACATATTGTTTGCATTATTCATACCAGAGCTTGGACCATTTACTGGCAACACTCTTATTACGCCGATAACGGCATCAGAAATGGATACATAACCATTCTCAATATCACCTGGTGTATAGAAATTGCTTGTTGCAACTAAAGCGCGACTAAAGCCCGAAGTTTCGCCGGTAAGTGTTTCACCCGCAACAAAAGCGCCGCTAACTTTACTAGCAGTTATTACCACTCCATTGATTGATACAATTCTACATGATGCACCAGATGTGGCGCCTACAAGAGTTTCACCAACTTCAAATGAGGGAGGTGAAAGACCAGAAAATCGTAGAGTTGCACCTGTAATTTGTTGCGGGAGATAAATTCTCTCGACTCCATCAAAATGAAACTCTTGAAAATACTGTAATGCATCATCGATGCGATCTTCTACCTGATCTTCATCGACGTTAATTTCAATTACTGGAAACCCGAGTCTGCGCAAACAGTAATCGATTAAACCTTGTCTTGATGAAATTGCCATATCTTGTCCTCTTTGGACTATTTATAATGCATTATCACTTGACATTAATGGCGTCATCTGGTTTTCTATATTTAACCATTTGTGTAATGGGCAATTCGCACTCGCCATTTTAATTTTTAATGGCATAATACAACCA